CCAATGCCAATGATGCGTAAAAAAGGCGGTGAGGTTGAGTCTTCTAAGATGCATAAGGCTGAGATGTCAGCTATTAAAGGCATTAAGGGTGACATTAAGTCTCATGCTGCTAAGCCTGCGTCTAAAGCGCATAAAGGTCTGAAAACTGGTGGAGTAATTGAGAAGTACGCTACAGGTGGCGTAATTCAAAAGTACAAAACCGGTGGTAAGATGAAAAAAGCTTACGGCGGTTCTTGCTAATCAAGGTCGGGGCTTCGGCCCCTTCCTTTTAATTGGAGAAAAATATGGCTGATGCAGTCGCAAGTCAAACGCTCTTTGATGGTGAGCGAATGGCAATTATGAAATTCACCAACCTTTCTGACGGTACTGGTGAAAGCAAAGTTTTGAAGGTAGATGTTTCTGCGCTAACACCAAGTGCTTCTGGCAAAACTTGTACCAGAGTAACGATTACAAAGATCCATGCTGCAACGCATGGCTTGGAAGTACAGATTTATTGGGATGCAACCACAGATGTATTTTGTTGGTGTGTGCCACAAAATTCTCAATACACAATGGATTTTGATAAGTTCGGCGGTTTGACTAACAACGCAGGCACTGGCGTAACTGGTGATGTATTGTTTAGCACTGCTGATGCTACTAATGGTGACTTCTACACCGTCGTCCTAGAGATGGTTAAATTTTACGGTTGATCATGCCAAGCAAATCACCAGCCCAACATCGTTTGATGCAAGCCGCCGCTCACACCAAGGGCGGCTTTGGTGGTGTGCCACAAAAAGTCGGCAAAGAGTTTGTGAAAGCAGACAAAAAAATGAAAGATGGCGGCGACCCTAGACTCTCAGTCTCTCGTGGTGAGAAGCTACCCACAAGTCGTGGGGCTGGCTTAACTCAAAAAGGCCGTGACAAAATCAATCGCGCAACTGGTTCTAATCTTAAAGCGCCTGCACCGCACCCAAAAACTAAAGCCGATCAAGGCCGTAAGGATTCATTCTGCGCCAGAATGTCTGGAATGCCGGGGCCTAAGCGTGATGAAAAAGGCGAGCTTACGCGTAAAGCCGCATCTCTTAAACGTTGGAACTGCCCAGGGTGGTAATGTATGAGCACTAGTGGAACAGTTGGACAGACAACAATTACGGTTCAAAAGCTAATTGATCATGGCGCGCGTCGTTCTGGCAAGCTGGCTGAAGAGTTAACCAATGAGCAAGTAGCAGCGGCTAAAGACAGTCTCTACTATTTGCTATCTAACCTTGCCAATCGCGGAATTCAGTATTGGTGCATTGATAAGACCGTTGTAGGTCTTAATCCTGATAAGTACGTTTACTATTTGCCAACTGGCACGGTGGACGTACTGAACGCCAACTACCGCACAGTGACGGCTAATAACACCGGCGCAAATAGCTCTTCAGGCAATGCAGCCAATGCTTTTGATGGCCAGTACACCAATATTTGTCAATTAACCAACAACTCGGGTTTTATTGGTATCAATAACGGGTCTGGAAATGACATCTACATGGGGACTGTGGGTATACTACCGGCAATATCCGGCTCAGTGACCATCTCAATTCAGTCTTCTACCAATGGGTCAACATGGACAACGGTTTATAGCCCTGGAGCCGTTACTTGGGCTGCAGGCACATGGCTTTACTATGACTTAGAGCCTTCAGCCAGCACGCCATATTGGAGAATCTTACAAACAGCAGGCGCCAACATGGGTGTCTATCAGGTGGTATTTGGCTCAAATGCCAATGAAATTCCACTGGCTCGTTTGAATCGTGATGACTACACCAACCTGCCTAACAAGAACTTTACAAGCCTTTATCCCTTGCAGTATTGGTTTGACAGAAACATTCCCCAGCCTGCAATGTACTTGTGGCCCGCGCCGTCATCATTCGCGCCACAACTCGTGGTCTGGAGACATCGGCAAATTCAAGATGTAGGTGATCTATCAGGTGAGATAGAAATTCCTCAGCGATGGTATCTTGCCGTTCAGAACATGCTTGCGCACCAGATGGCTATGGAGCTGCCTACAGTCCCGGGTGAACGTATTCAGTATCTTGAAGGGCAAGCTGAAAAGTATTGGAATATTGCGGAACAGGAAGAAAGAGACAAATCTCCTATTTACTGGGCTCCGAATATTAGTTACTATACAAGGTAAGTATGCCACGTACGCTTGATACTCTTGGCAATGCTGTATTAAGTATTGCAATTTGTGACCGCTGTCACATGAAGAGAGCGTACGTTGAACTGGGACCCGATCCTAATTTCCCGGGCTTAAAAGTCTGTGATCATGGGTGCAGAGATCAGTTTGACCCGTACCGTTTACCTGCGCGGCAGCCTGAAAAGATTGCACTTAGATTTCCAAGGCCTGATGTTAATATTGCTGTAGAGCAAGACTCGTTAATCACTGGGCCGTATAATACGTACAATATCTCGCCGGAGCAGAATACTGATGATCCAGAGAATAATGGCAACCTTGATAACCTGAGTCCGTAATATGGCCAATATACAAATTACGCAACTGCCAACAGCTGGTGCAATCACAGGCACAGAGTCAGTGCCTATTGTGCAGAACGGCGTTACGGTTCAGACGACAACAGGCGCCATTTCAGCGTCGCCAAGTCAGCCGTATACATACTTAACGCTTAATCAGACTCCGCAACTGGCTAATAGCCGTGCGCTATCAGGCGGCACAGGTATAGGATTAGTTGATGGCGGCGCGCAGTCAACGTTGCAAATAACATTGAACCGCGCATCTGGTAGTTTAGAAGCATCAGGCAATGGCATCATTGCAAAGACAGGCAGCTCAACCGTTGCGCCTAGAACATTAACAGCTTCAGGTAACGGCATTTCGATTACTGATGGTAATGGCGTATCAGGTAATCCAACGTTTCAACTGACAGGCATTGCTGCGGCTATTGCAAATGCATCTGGCACAGGCATGCTGGCAATTGTTAGTGGATCCACCATAGCAGGTCGCCAGATTACTGGCACAACTGATCAAATTACTGTCACAGACGGTAATGGTTCTGGCAACCCCACTATAAGCATTGCTGACAACCCTGTGATTCCCGGTACGTCAAGTATGACTGTGCCTAAAGGATCTTCTGCACAGCAACCGGTAGGCGCTAATGGTCAGTTTCGCTTTAATACTGATACTCAAACGTTTGATGGGTACTCTGCAGGCTTATGGCGGCAGTTTTCAGTTGCAGGCGGCTTAACTTCATTCAGTGCGGGTTCAACCGGTTTTACGCCATCTACGCCTACTTCAGGCGCTATTACTTTAGGCGGCACGCTTAATGTTTCGTCTGGTGGAACTGGTGCAACGTCCTTAACTGGTTATTTGTATGGCACTGGTACTAATCCGCTGGTTGCGTTTGCAACAATTCCTAACGCAGGTCTGACAAATAGCACAATTACAATTGGGTCAACGTCTGTAGCTTTAGGCTCTACGATTACCACATTTGCAGGTACGTCAATCTCAGGCTCAACTAATACGCTATCAAATATTGCTAACGCGTCGTTGACAAACAGCGCAATTACGATCAATGGTTCTTCTGTTAGTCTAGGCGGTTCTGTTACGGTTACTGCAACAGCTTCCAATGCTTTAACTATTGGTACAGGTCTAACAGGTACTTCATACAATGGTTCTGCTGCTGTAACAATTGCAATCGATACAGCAGTTGTTGCAACATTGACAGGCACGCAAACGTTGACAGGCAAGTCAATGAGCGGTGCGACCAACACGTTTACAAACATCCCAAACAATGCGCTAACCAACAGTCAAATTACGCTTGGTACAACCAACGTTGCGCTTGGTGGTACAGCATTAACTCTAGGTGGCTTGACTTCTGTTGCTGTAACGCAAGACCCAACAACCGCATTGCAGTTGGCGACAAAGCAGTATGTGGATACGCTTGCCGCATCTGGAATTCACTTCCACTCGCCTGTTTATGTTGAGTCACCAAACACGGCTGGAAACTTAAATGCAACCTATAACCAACCCGGCGGGGCTGGCGTAGGCGTAGGCGCTACGTTGACCAATGCAGGCACTCAAGCGGCTTTGACCATTGACGGTGTTTTGACTACCGTTGGTATGCGTGTGTTGATTTACAACCAAACCAACCAAACTCAAAACGGCGTGTACACCGTTACTGTGGTGGGTGATGGCTCGACAAACTGGGTATTAACTCGCGCAACTGATGCAGACACATATGCACCTTTCAGCCCTAATTCATTAGGTCAAGGCGACGCATTCTTTGTGCAGGCTGGCAATACAGGTGCAGGCGAAACTTACATTTGCAACACTGTTGGCACTATTGTTTTCGGCGTAACCAACATTACATTTGTTCAATTTTCTTCCGCTCAGATTTACTCTGCTGGCACTGGCCTCACGCTGACAGGTACCCAATTCAGCATCTCCAATACTGCGGTCACTGCTGGAGCCTACGGCTCTGCTAGTCAAGTTGGTACGTTTACGGTCAATGCGCAAGGTCAGTTAACTTTGGCTGGCAACACAGCTATTGCAATTGCTAATACACAGGTGTCTGGTCTGGGTACGATGTCTACTCAAAATGCAAACTCTGTTGCAGTGACTGGTGGTGCGATTGACGGCACAACAATTGGCGCAACAACAGCATCTACAGTTAGAGCAACGACAGTTACTACGACTGGCACTGGAAGCCCAACAGATGGCGCTGGACAGATTTATTTGAACGGTGCAACTAGCAACCGAATTGATTTCAATACAAACGGCACAGGAGCGCCAGCATTTACGACAAGAAGCGCTGGTACTAAACTGGTGTTATATCCTTCATTAAGCAGTAGCGTAGCTGATTACGCTATGGGTATTAACGCCGCAACAATGTGGTCTAGCATCCCAGAAAATAATGCTTCATTTAAATTTAAATGGTATGGGGCTACAACCGAAGTGGCAAGTTTAGATGGTGCAGGCGCATTCATCGCAATTGGCGGAATCTCAGGAGGAACTTTCTAATGTCTCAAGCAGGCTATACACCCATATCGCTGTACTACAGCACGACTGCTTCTGCTGTTCCTACTTCTGGTAACTTAGTCGCTGGTGAGTTGGCGCTAAACACGTTAGACGAGAAGCTGTACTTTAAAAACAGCGCAGGCACCGTCAAGTTATTGGCATCTAATGCGGCTTCTACAGGTACAGTCTCAAGCGTAGCGGCTACTGTGCCAGCGTTCCTATCCATTGCAGGGTCTCCAATTACCACGAGCGGTACATTGGCGATTACTTTGTCAGGTACGGCGTTGCCTGTTGCTAACGGTGGAACAGGTCTTACAACCACACCAGCTAACGGTGAATTAGACATTGGCAACGGCACAGGTTTTACTCGTACAACACTGACTGCGGGTACAGGCGTAACCATTACCAACGCTTCGGGTGCAATCACAATCAATGCTACAGGTACAGGCGGTACAGTAACTAGCGTTGCTCAGTCATTTACTGGTGGCATCGTTTCAGTTGCTGGTTCTCCTATTACTGGCGCAGGCACTTTAGCCTTGACGGTTGCTGGTACATCAGGTGGCGTCCCTTACTTTTCAAGCGCAAGCGCATGGGCATCATCTAGCGAATTGACGCAATACGGTATTGTTTATGGTGGTGGCGCAGGAGCCGCTCCAGCGACAACCGCTGTAGGCACGGCTGGTCAAGTTTTGACATCAAATGGCACAGGCGTAGCGCCAACATTCCAGACCGCTTCAGGCGGTATTACAACAGGCAAGTCCATCGCTATGGCGATGATTTTCGGGTTCTAAGGAGCAATAAATGGCAAATCCAAACATAGTTAACGTAACTTCGATTTACGGCAACACGTCGTATTTAATCCCAAGTACTGGAAGCTCCGCAACCACATGGACTGCGCTGACTCCTGCCGTTGGTACAGTCAACAAGATTGACAACATTGTTGCGGCCAATGTGACCGGTTCTGCTGTTGCAGTAACAGTATCTGTTAACAGCGCAACTGGCGGCGGCGGTACGGCTTACCGTATTGCTTACCAAATCAGTGTTCCAGCAAATGCGTCATTGATTATCATTGACAAGACAACAGCGATTTACCTTGGTGAGGCTCAATCCATCGTGGTGACTGTTGGTACTGGTAGTGCGATTGAACTGACTGCATCATACGAAGCAATCACATCTTGATAGGGGCGACTTATGTCATTCCGATATAAAGGTGCGAAGTTATCAAATACTGCGCCAACAAGTTACGATACTGGGCTTTGGACTATGCGTCAGCAACTTCAGGCAAATACTGGTAGTGGCCCCGGTTCGCAATATTTTCAAAATGTAGGAACATTTTCATTTGTCGCGCCTGCTGGCGTTACTTCGGTCTGCGTGGTGTGCATTGGCCCAACTTTGGCGTGGGCAAACAACGCTTACATTGGTCGCGGTGGCGGTGGCTTGGGATGGAAGAACAACATTGCAGTTACACCGGGGAATTCCTACACCGTCGTAGTTGGCGACAGCAATAATGGTCTTGATTCATATTTCATTTCTACAGGCACTGTAAAAGGCGGTGCGGCTACAAGCAGTTCTACTGGCGGAACTTATGTTGGTGACGGTGGCGGAAATGGCGGAGATGGCGGCGCGGGTTCTGGTTCAGGTACATCTGGCGCTGGTGGTGGTGGTGCTGGAGGCTACGCAGGCAATGGTGGCAATGGAGGCACTCAAGGTGCAAATAACGGATTTGCGGCGGCAACAAATTCTGGTGGCGGTGGTGGCGGCGCTGGAGGTACTTCAGGCTCGTTTGGCGGAGGTGGCGGCGGCGTAAGCGCGTACGGTATTGGCACTACTGGCGCTGGCGGTATTTACAGCGCAACAAGTGATTGGGAACCCGGTGGTGGTCGTGGTGGCTCTTATGGCAACAACGGGTCTATGTCAAACACTGGCGGTGGTTACGGCGCGGCGTCTAAAGGTGGAGGTACGGCAGGAACAAGCGCAAGTGTATCTGGCGGAGGTTACGCTGGTGGAGTGCGAATCGTATGGGGTGGCTTGACTTTCCCATCTAACGCCGTGTAAAGGAAAAACATGAAATTATTTATACGCGTTAAAAACGGTGTTGCAGTAGACCATCCAATCATGGGCGACAACTTCGTACAAGCGTTCCCACACATTGACACCAATAATTTACCGCCTGAGTTTGCTGAGTTTGTTCGCCTTGAGTTTCCCCCTCTTGGTGTTTACGAAATTTACGAAGGTACAACTTACGAAAAGTTTGGAAACAATTTTCAAGACTTCCACCACATTCGACCAATGACTTTAGAAGAAAAAACAGCGCGTCAAAACGCAGTCAAAGAGGAGTGGACTCATACAGGGTTTGCCGCCTCATGGATTTTTTACGAAGACATTTGTCAGTTTGCTCCCCCAATTCCTAAGCCAGATGATGGCAAGGTTTATGATTGGGATGAACAAACAATATCTTGGATTGAGGTGAAGGTATGAGCGAACAGTACCCCGGTGGCTGGGTAACTAAGACCCCGCCAACCCCATCAGGCCCGTACTACAACAGTACGGCACAAGGCATTTGGACGCTGACTCAACAAGCGCAACTGACAGTGCAAGGCATCTGGCCTACCGCTGGCAACAATCCGCCGATTTATTGGATTATGACGATTGCGCCACCTGTTGCTGGTAGTTACACTACTATTAGCACGCAACAAAACAATGTTAATACCGATTCATCTGGCAATTTTTACCCAGTGTTTGGTATGTCGCCTGCGGCGGGGCCGTATGTCCAAGCATGGAACATTGCAAAAATTGACATCAATGGCAATTTGATTTTTACAAAATCTTACCATTGGGGTGGGGCAGACCAAGGCTCTTTGTACAACGGCACAGTAGACTCTTCAGGCAATGTACTTAATCAAGGGTATTCAAGCACATCAAGTCAACCGGGGTTTTACTCAAAGTTTAATTCTTCTGGCGTTGCTCAATGGAATTTTGAAACCGTCAATACTGGAATAGCGTTAATAAATTTTGCTGGCATTGATTCAAGCAATAATCATTACATCACAGGTCAAAACGGTTCATTGCATGGGGTTTGGGTAAAAACAAACAGTTCTGGCGCTATTCAAGCGTCAACCACCATTTTATCATCACGACCTTATGCTTACCTGTCTTATGGTTCTGTTAATTCATCTGGCATTTTCATAGGAGCAGGTCAGACCCTCTATGAAGCCTACTTGATAAGATTGCAAAACAATGGCGCTGTTACTTACTTTACAACTTTGGGTACTGGTTATGGTGGCGGGCTATTGTCTGCGGTAGTTGACCCAACTTATTCGTTTACATATGTCGCCGCATACGCCCCAAGCGCCTATGCATGGGCGCTTTGGAAAGTCGACGCAAGTAACGGAACAAGCGTTTCATGGAGTAAGTACAGCAGTGATTTGCTTTATTACTACCATCAAGTGAATTGCGATTCAAGTGGTAATGTGTATAGTTTTACTCAGCCAAGTGGCGCATCAAATACTGTGACCATTTTGAAATTCAATTCGTCAGGAACTTTGCAGTGGCAAAGAAATTTGGTTTACACAGGCGCAACCATACTCCCAACTTCAATAGCAATTGACAACACAAACTCTGCGTTTATTTTGACTATTGGTCAGAATTCAACACCAAATCGGGCTGTTGTTATTCGTTTGCCTTTGGATGGTTCGCTTACTGGCACATACGGCTCTTGGGCATACAGCGCGTCGTCTTACACAATTAGCAGTGGGGCATCTGGCTCTTGGTCTGGCTCTTCTTACTCAACAGGGTCAGGCGTAACATCAACAACATCAACGCCAACAATTGCCAACACAACATTCATACCAACGACTGCAAAAATAGCATGAACTACATCAATCTTTTAACTCTTGAATTTCCTAGGTATGAGGGTGACATTCGCTTAGACCATCCAGAGATTGGTGAAGAGTTTGTATGTCCAAGCACATATGCACCAGTAACCGTTTCTCCAGAGCCAGCAATTGACACGCAAAATCAAAAATTGCAATTTGGCTCACCATACGAAAACAATGGTCAATGGGTTGTTGACTTGGTTGTTGTTGACTTGACTGACGAAGAAAAAGCAATGAGAAATAAAAGGCGATCAGAAGTTGAGCAAGACCCAAGACTTAAAGAACTTATGGAAAAAGCCGAAAAGGAAATGACATGAAACTGCAATTACCCGTTGAAGTAGTAAACCAAGTCCTTGGTTACCTTGGAACGCGCCCCTACCAAGAGGTGTTTCAAATCATTCAAGCCGTTCAAGAAGCCGCCAAGCCTCCAGAGCCTGCAAAGGTTGAAGAGTAGCATGTGGGACTGGGCTGAAGCATTTATTGCCGCAGCCTGTATAGTGGCCTTTGTTATTTATGGCACTTACATAATTGCATGGAGCTGGGCGTGGTAAATGCGTTGGCTCATTCTATTAATGCTGTTAGGGCTTGTAGGCGCTGTTGCCAAGAATGGCTGTCACGTACGAGAGTTTTGGTCAATTGCTTGGACAATTCACAATCCGTCCGAGCGCCATCAGCAGATGTCAATGTGGCTGACAAACAACGCACAGCATTGTCGATCACAAGATTATGTGGTGATGTGGAACAACTTGTCAGAATGGGCTGGCGCGGCGGATTCGGCAGAGCTTAGAACTAAAGTCATTCACGGATACAAAGATGCACTTGAGCGAGAGAAGAAATGAAGATAAGCTACGACAAGTGGTATCCAGTCGTCCAGCCTCAAGCAATGGTGCAACAGGAACTGTTTATAAAGAGGGTGGAAAAGCAAAACGCTGAACACGCCTTGCAGGTGCAGATTGACAATACGGTGAAGAAGTTTCACCAGTATGAGTATGAGATTTATGAATACAGGATGCGACAGATAACGCTGAACATTGACATCACAAACCTTAAACGCGAGATTGACAAACTTGTATGACCAGAAAGCCCATACCCAAACCCGCACCAAACACGAGGGACAAGCTGACGTTGTACGTCACTCTTATGGTAAGCACAACCCTATGTATCTCCGTATTGGCCATGGTGGTCAGCTTTATGTTGGGTCTATGGGCAAAAGAAGTGGACAACGCCGAGATTTTCAAAATGATTTCACCCGCTTTTTCTACTCTTATCGGCGGCATGATTGGGTTCCTGTCTGGTATCAAACTCATGCAAAATGACGAATCTAAAAAGGATGGCAAATGTTAACTTTATTATCAACACTGATCTCGTTTCTTATGGGTGGTTTACCCAAACTGTTGGACTTCTTCCAAGACAAGTCTGACAAATTACATGAACTGGCTTTAGCACGTTTACAGATTGAACGTGAATTAGAACTACGTAAAGCTGGCTTTGAGGCCATGGAACGTATTGAGCATATTCGGTCAGAGCAATTGTCAACTGAAAGCGCTGCCAATACGCAGCAAGTTTTAATTGGTGCGCAGCAGGCTGAAATGCAAGCAATCTACGAACATGATACATCATTAAATGAAGGCACAAGCCGGTGGATGAAGAATCTACGTGCTTCTGTGCGTCCAGTTATTACTTATGGTTTCTTTTTTCTGTTAGTCTTTGTTGATGTTGGCTTGTTTGTTTACGGCTGGCACAACGGTGTTACATTTGTTGAGTTGGCGCAGATGCTTTGGGACTCGGATACTCAAGCTTTGTTTGCAAGCATTATTGCATTCCACTTTGGCGGTAGGGCTTTTGGGAAATGAACGTCTCTGCCAAGACCATTGATATGATCAAGCACCACGAAGGTGTAAGATACAAACCGTATCAGTGCCCAGCAAAACTATGGACTATAGGAGTCGGACATGTACTTTACCCTGTTCAAGGCAAGATGCCAATTGATCAAAGAGGCAGTTATCAACTTCACCAAGAAGATAATCGACAGTTTTCCAAAGAAGAAGTAGATGCTATTTTACGAGATGATTTGCAACGATTCGAGCGTGGGGTGCATACTTACTGTCCTGTCCCTCTTACACAAGGCATGTTTGATGGCCTTGTTAGCTTTGCTTTTAACGTGGGTCTTGGGACACTACAGCGTTCTACGCTTCGCCAAAAACTGCTTAGAGGCGATAAAGAAGGCGCTGCCGAAGAGCTCTTAAAGTATTGCATGGCTGGCGGGAAAGTTTTGAAGGGCTTGCAAAAGCGCCGAATTGACGAAAGAGCATTGTTTTTATCATGAAAATTCTATATCTTTATTTTTAAGAGGTGATTAAAATGGCATCAAGTAAGCCTGTTTGGGAAAAACAACGGCCAAAATCTTTAGGTAAGCCTAAACCTCTTACGCCGCAGAAAAAGTCTGCAGCAAAAGCAAGAGCCAAAGCAGCAGGCCGACCCTACCCTAATTTGGTTGACAATATGGCTATGGCTAGGAAGCGGAGCAAGTAAGCATGGCAACTGCCGCAGTAATGACCTATGACTCCTTGGTGGAGAACATCCAGTCTTATCTGGAGCGTACTGACGCCGCCACCATTGCGAAGATCCCGCTCTTCATTATGTTGGCGGAGCAGATTATTGCTAGCCAGATTAAGTTCCTTGGCAACTTAACGGTCAACACAAGCACAATGGTATTGGGCAACGGTGTTATTGCCAAGCCTGCAAGGTGGCATAAGACTGTTTCCATGAACGTAACTGTAAGTGGTGAACGCCAACCCGTACTGCTTCGTAAGTATGAGTACCTTCGCAATTACTGGCCGGATTCAACCGCCACTGATGTGCCTTTGTACTACTGCGATTATGATTACTCCAATTGGTTGATAGCACCTACGCCAAACGCTAACTACGCGTTTGAGGTACTCTACTATGAACGAGTACAGCCTCTGGATTCATCAAACCAAACCAATTGGTTTACTATTTACGCGCCGCAAGCTTTGCTCTACGGGTCCCTCATGCAGGCCATGCCATTCTTAAAGAACGATGAGCGCATGCCAATGTGGCAGCAAAATTATGAATTGATCATGCAAACATTGATGGCTGAAGACAAGCTTCGTATTGCAGATCGTCAAGCCGTAGCGGTGGATTCATGAGCTACGTAAGTCCATTTACTGGCGACGTCATTCAGCCAACGGATGTTAGCTATCGCGCTGTCACGCTTGTTGCTAATACGCAGTTAAACTGGCCTTCCAACAGCACAACTAATTCTGATTATGCTGCCCGCATTATGCAGGTGGTTGCAGCTTCTGCCGGATTAAGCATGTATATGCCGCCTGCAGATCAGACATCAGTAGGCAATGATGCGTTAATTCGTAACATTGGCGCCAATACATTTACGGTCAAGGATTATTCAGGCACAAATACCATCGTCTCAGTGGCTGCAGGAGAGTCTAAGTATATCTATATTACGGCTAATCCAACCAGTCAAGGCACCTGGGGCGTAATTGCTTTTGGTACTGGTACATCTAGCGCGGACGCTGCAACATTGGCGGGTTATGGCTTAGTTGCAAGTGGCGCCACACTTAATCAAAGCCATCCTTCAGCTGCGATTACTACAGGCTCTACTTTTGCAACTACAGATAGGGCGCAAACTAGAGTATGGGGAAGCGGCTCAGGTACTG